ATGGGACAGCGCGGGCCGAAACCGACGGCGACACCGGTATTAAAGTTGCGGGGATCGTGGCGGGGCAAAAAGAGGGGTCCGGGCCTGCAAGGCGACCAAAAACGCCCTGCGCGGCCGATATGGCTAACCGGTGAGGGGCGAAAGGAATGGGAGCGGGTGGCGCCTAAACTCTTTGAAAATGGGTTGTTAACAGAACTCGACCGGGTGCCGCTGGCCTTGTATTGCCAGGCCTATGCGGACTATCTCGAGGCGCGGGCCCTGGCCCGTTCGCCGCTGATCAAGACCACCAACGGCAACGTGATCCAGAACCCAGCGGTCGGCGTGATGAACCATGCCTGGAAGCGGTGTATCACGGCGGCGGCGCGGTTCGGCATGACACCGGCCGATCGCAACAGCGTCCGGGCGGTCGAGAAGCCGACGGCCGACGACAACAAGAAGCGATTCTTTGGCGGGGCGGGCTGATGGTTGCGACGGGCAAGACAAAAGGGCCGAAGAAACGCACCCGCGACCGCGGGGCGGGAGGAAACGGCAACGGGCGGCTGCGGGTCGAGTATGTGCCGATCGGCCGCCTGCGGCCGTTCAAGGGCAACCCCCGCAAGAACGCCGAGACGGTCGGGGCGATCGTGCGCAGTATCGAGCATTATGGCTACACCAACCCGATCCTCGCCCGCCGGGCGAACGGCGAGATCATCGCCGGGCATACGCGCTATCTGGCGCTGAAAGAACGCGGGGAGAAACAAGTCCCGGTGATCTTCCTCGATCTGACCGTCAAACAGGCCCGGGCCTACGGGGTCTTCGACAATAAGAGCACGGAAAATACGCCCTGGGACGTGCCGGTCCTGGTCGAGCAGCTTGAAAAACTTGCGGCCGGCGGGGTTGAGCTCGAGGATGTGGGTTTTACCGCCGATGACCTGGCGGACCTTAGCGGCAAATTCACAGTGGATTCAGCGGATATGCCGACTTTATCAAAAGGAAACCGCGCGCCGTTTCAACAGGTGACCTTTACGCTGCACGACGAACAAGTCGCCCTGCTGAAAAAGGCACTGGAAAAAGCGAAGGCCGCCGGGCCGTTTGCCGGCTCGCCCAACGAGAATAGCAACGGCAATGCCTTGGCGCGGATAGCGGAGGCTTATTGTGGGGCGAGCTAAAGATATACAGATCCGGCCGATCGCCGCGACCGATGCAAATCGGGTCGTACGTGCGCTGCACTATAGCGGCAAGGTGGTAAACAACAGCCAAGTTCATTTTGGGGTCTTCCTGGACGGCAAATGCGGCGGTGCTCTGCAATTCGGCCCGTCGCTGGATAAGCGGAAACTGATCGGACTTGTAGCGGGGACCCAATGGAACGAGTTCATTGAATTAAACCGCATGGCCCTGGCCGACTGGCTGCCGCGCAACGGGGAAAGCCGCGCCATCTCCGTCGCTATGCGGCTGCTTCGCAAGCATTACCCCTGGCTGCAATGGGTTGTTTCGTTCGCGGACGCTACGCAATGCGGGGATGGGACGATCTACCGGGCCAGCGGGTTTGTGTTGACGGGGATCAAAAAGAATGACCAGGTTTGGGAGGCTCCGACCGGCGAAGTCTTCAACGACACATCAATCCGACCCGGCATTGGTGGGGAGAGGGAGAGGGAGAGGGAGAGGGCTGCAAAAGTCTTCAGCCGAACCTCGTTGACGGACGGACGCAGCAAGCAGCAGCAGCAGCAGCAGGCGGCAGCGATCTTATCGCGTACTACTACTACTAAGGGTAAGCATATTCTGAACAGCGGGGCTTCATCAATGAAGGCTTTTAAGGAGGCGGGATGGCGGCCAAAGCCAGGATTCCAACTTCGTTACCTCTACTTCCTGGACCCCGCCGCCCGCGAACGGTTGACGGTCCCGATCATTCCCTTTGATGAAATCGAAAAACGCGGTGCCGGAATGTACCGGGGCCGCCCTCGCGCCGGAAGCAAAAATGGTGTTGCGGCCTGCGACCAGCAGGTAGAAGGCGGTTCAATTCCGACCCCGGCGCTTATTGCCAGTTGACAACGAAATAACGGGTTCAGCTTGCGGGCCGGCCAGCTCGTGACCTGACGCAAGGCGAAAGCAAAACGGCCGTACTGGGGCCAGTACCCTCAGTGCGGCCGTTTGCTTTTGCGCCCGCAGGACGCATGACGCCATGGTGACAGCCACGAAACCAGGACGGCCGAAAGGACTCAAGCGCTCGAAGGTGCCGAAGCGCTGGCGGACGATCGTCGGGGACATCCCCGGCTACGATCCGTTCGCGACGGCCGAGGACTGCTGGTTCGACGCTGAGGCCGCCCAGTACGCCATCGACTACATCGAGACCTGCTGCACCCACATCGAGGGGGCCCTGGCCGGCAAGCCCTTCCTTTTGGAACGCTGGCAAAAGGCGATCATCGCCAACCTGTTCGGCTGGTATAAGAGAGACTTCCTCGATCGCGTTGTGCGGCGCTACCGCAAGGCCTTTATCTACGTACCGCGCAAGAACGGCAAGACGCCGCTGGCGGCGGCGATCCACAACCTGATCTTCTTTCTCGACGACGAGGCGGGGCAGATCAACAACATCGCGGCCGCGTCGCGCGACCAGGCGTCCAAACTCTACCGCCACATCGTCGGTATGGTCAACAACGAGCCGGAGATGGCGAAGCGCTGTCACCAGTACGCGACGACCCGGTGTCTGACCAAACCGGATAACAGCGTGACCAAGGTGATCCCGGCCGACGAGAACGTCGCCCACGGCGACAACCAGCACTTAGGCATTATCGACGAGTTGCACGCCCAACCCAACCGCAAGCTGTACGATGCATTGGTGACGGCGATGGCGTCGGCCAACCGGATCCAGCCGCTGATGCTGTTCGTCACGACCGCCGACTGGGACCGGCCCAGCATCTGCAACGAGGAGATCGACTATGCGGTCAAGGTCCGCGACGGGATCGTCGACGACGAGGCGTATCTGCCGGTGATCTACGCGGCCGCGCGCGACGACGACTGGACGCGCGAGGACACGTGGTATCGGGCCAATCCGAACCTGGGCATCAGCGTCTCGCTCGATTACCTGCGGGGTGAGTCCAAAAAGGCCCGCGAAAACCCCGCCTACGAGAACACGTTCAAGCGGTTGCACCTGAACATCCGCACGGAGCAGGCCGAACGGATCATTCCGATGGACGCCTGGGACGCTGGGGCCGAGACGCTCGATTGGGAGCAGTTCGCCGGGCAGACCTGCTGGGCGGCGCTGGATATTGGAGCGCTGTCCGACTTCGTCGCCCTAGTCCTGGCGTTCGGCGCCGACGTGGGCCAGCCGGTGACGGTCGAGTACGAGGATCTGCGGGGCGAAAAGCAACAATGGCAGTTCGTGCGGCGCGACTACTGGCTGCGGCACATCTGCTGGCTGCCGGAGAGCCCGCCGTCGCGCGATCCGCGCATGGAAGCGCAGATCGCCGCCTGGACGCAACAGGGCTACATCCTGCGGACGCCCGGCAACGTGGTCGACTACGAGCAGGTCGGGCGTGACCTCGCCCGCATCGTGCAACCCTACGGACTGGCGAAACTGGCAATCGACCAGGGCTTTCAGGGGATGCAGATTACGCAGGACCTCCAGAAAATGTTCGGCGAAGAGCGGGTGGTGGCGTTTCGCCAGGGGATTTTGTCGATGGCCGCGCCGTTCCGCGAACTGATGCAGCTACTGATGAGCGGGCGGCTGCATCACGACGGCGATCCGGTGCTGCGCTGGATGGCCTCCAACGTGGCGGCCGAGACGCGCGGGGGTCTGACCAAACCTTCGAAGGACAAGTCGAGCGAGAAGATCGACGGCATCACGGCGGCGACCATGGCGATCGGTGTGGCGATGACCGCCGACGGGCCGCGCGAGAGTGTGTACGAAACTCGGGGGATTCGCACGCTATGAGCGAAGCGCAGGATACTATACAAGCGGCCGAGGCGGGATTGTTCTGGCAGAGCCGCACGGACCGCAATTACCGGCGCATGCTGTTGCAACACCGGCCGCTGTGGCACTACGTCAAGCAGTATATCCGCACGCACGGGATCGAGCGCGTCCTTGAGGTCGGCGGCGGTCTGCGTCCCCCGGCGCGGCGGTGGGTATCGCAGTACCAAGGGATCGAGCCGCACGAGGAGGCCGATGCACTGCATAAGGATTTTCTAACGCTGGATGTCTCTCCGTGGCGCCACGTTGATTTATTGCTGGCCTGCGGAGTGATCGAGCATACGGGACCGAGCTGGGTGACTTTCCTGCACCAGGTCCGGCAAGTGGCGGCCCGGCATACGATGGTTGGGTTCTTCCGGCCGTTAACGCGGCGGCGGACGACGTGGAAATGCGATGCGCGGGGTTTCTGGCTGAACAGTTTTGCGATTCGGGACATTCAGCGGGTCCTGGCGGCGTTTGATCTGCCCGGACGCTTCGAACTGCTCGGGCCCCGCGATACGATTTTGGTGATAGAGCTATGATCGGATGGCTGAAAAACCTTCTGCAGCGTCAGCAGCGGTCGGGTAGTTCGAGCCCGAGCCAGTGGCTGATCGATTGGATCAGCGGCGGCAAGCCCGTCAGCTCCGGGGCGAAGGTCAACGAGACGATCGCCCTGAAATATACGCCGTTCTGGGCATCGGTCCGCGTGATTTCCGGGACCCTGGGGGCGTTGCCGTTCAAAGTCTATGAGCGTCAAGACGCCGGTGGTAAGCGGCCCATCGTCAATCATACTGTCTATCGCCTGCTGCACGAGCGACCGAACGAGTATATGGACGCCGTGACGTTTATCGAGAGCCGCCAGGCGCACGTCCTGACCTACGGCAACGGCTACGCCGAGATCCAGCGGGACGGCGCGGGCCGGCCGGTGGCGCTGTGGCCGCTGCTGCCGGACAAAACGGAGCGCAAGGTTGCGCCCAACGGTGTGCCCTACTACGAGGTGCGGGTCGAGCCGGGCCGCACGGTGGCCCTGCGGGACGAGAATGTACTGCATATCAAAGGGCTCGGCTTCGACGGCTACACCGGATACAACGTGGTGCAGTACCACAAAGAGGCTATCGGTTACGGGATCGGCGTCAAGGAATACGGGGCACGGTTCTTTGGCAACGACGGCAATCCCGGCGCGACGGTCTCGCATCCGAGCACGCTCAGCAACAAGGCCTACAAGCACCTGCAGGAATCCCTGGCTGCCGATAGCGGCCTGGAACACGCACACCGCGTCAAGATCCTCGAGGAAGGGATGAAATGGGAGACCGTCGGCGTCGAACCGGCCAAGGCCCAGGCTTTGGAGGTACAGAAATGGACGGTCGACGACTGCGCCCGCATCTTCCAGATCCCGCCGCACAAGATCGGCTCGATGGAATTCTCGAAGTACAACAACGTCGAGCAGCTCCAAATCGATTTCGTCTGCACGACGATGCTCTACTGGTTCCGCAAGTGGGAGCAGGAGATCAATTTCAAACTATTCGGCCGAGCGGAACGCCAGCGCCTGTTCTGTGAGATTTCCGCCGACGCCCTGCTGCGCGGCAACGTCGAAGCGCGGACCCGCTACTACGCCATGGGGCGCCAGTGGGGTTATTTAAGCATCAACGATATCCGGGCCCTGGAAAACCTCAACCCGATCGGGCCGGCCGGCGACATCTATTTAGACCCACTCAATATGAAACCGGCGGGCACGCCGGATCCGGACGTCGAACCCAACGGGAGCGAGCCGGACGACGATATTGCCCGAGCGATGCGGGCACTGCTGACCGAGCAATGGCGGCGGATCCTGACGAAGACCAACGCGGCGGCCCGCAAAAAGGCACGCGACAACGGTTTTTGGCGTCAACAGCAGGACTGGGCGTACCGCATTCTGCGCCCGGCGGTGCAGCCGTGGGCGGCCTGGCGACGAACCAACGATACTGATGCGTGCGTGACAACCCTGCTGGGCGAGACGCTGTGCGAGAACGCCGTACACGACGAAACCGATGCCGAGCCGCTGGCCCGGCGGCTGATGGACCGCATAGGAGGCAATCATGCCAATAACAAAACAGACTGACATAGAGACCACCGGCTCGCGACCGGAAAAACTCAGTATGCCGGTGACGGAGGCGGAACTGCGGGTCGACCAGGACGGCGAGACGGCTCGTCTGATCGGCTATGCCACGAAATACGGCAACTGGTACGAGGTGGGCGGGTTTCTCGAACGCATCAAGCGCGGCGCGTTCGACGAGGTTCTCGCCGCCGAGGAGACCGACGTGGTCGCTTCGATGAATCACAATCCCGATTTCGCGTTCGCCCGCCAATCGGCCGGGACGCTGCGGCTGAAATCCAATACCGTCGGCCTGCAGTACGAAGCGGATATCACCGATGTCGATGGCCGGCGCGTGGCGGAAAAGGTCGGCAACGGGACCATACGGGGATCGAGCTTTATGTTTGCCGACACCGACGATGTATGGGAGTTTCCGGCCGATGAAACACCCAAGCGGACCATTACGCGGGTCGGGGCGTTGTTCGAGCTGGGGCCGGTCGTCTGGCCAGCGAACAGCGAGACGAGCGTAAAAGTGCGAGCCGACGAGATCCTCGCCGAGGCGCGGGCCCGGTTTCAGGAGGCCACGGGCCAACCAGAGCCGCGCGCGGAAACCTATACCTGTGAGTGCATCGAGTGCGGTCATACCCTCGAAACCGAAGAACATTGCAAGGACGTACCCTGCCCGGAATGTGGCGGCGAGATGCGGCGCAAAGAACGTCCGGGTCCGGGGCGATCCGACGACCCGCCAGCAGACGACGGTCCGAGTGACGACGAGACGGAGATTTCGCCGCAGCGTCAACGACAGCAACAATACGACTATGCGGAAATGGGACGGATCATCCGCGAAGTCGACCGAAAAAATAACCTGTCACCCGACGGTGACAGTGCCGCCGGGGTGACCTCCGGCACCAGTGACGAGTAGTGACATAAACGACAATCAGGGGCTCGCGACGGTAAGCTGATCACTGGCCGGCGCGACGCAAGAAAAGAACAAGCGGCCGTACTGGGGCCAGTACCCCCGGTGCGGCCGCTTTTCTTTTGCCCCGCCCAGTAAGGAGTATTCGCCATGACAGTGCGAGAACTACGCGAGCGGGCCGCCGCGGAAGCGAAAGCCGCCCGTGAGCTCAAGGACAAGGTCGACGCCGAAGGGCGCGGAATGACCGAGCAGGAAGCGAACGAACACGACAAACACGTGCAGGAGGCCCGGCGCATCATCAAAGAAGCCGAGCGGCAGGAAGAGCTCGAGGCCGTCGAGGCCAAGCTCGAGCGAGCCAAACCGACGCAAAGCCAGCCTGCGATCGCGACGGGGGAGCGGATCGAGGTCGTACCGGACGGCTTTCGGATGCATCGGTACGGCGACTTGCGCGCGTTTAGCGGTCCCAACGCCGACGTCAACGCCTTTCGCTCGGGCATGTTCCTGCTGGCGACCATCGGCAACAACGCCCGGGCCCAGCAGTATTGCCGCGACCGTGGCATCGAGTTGCGCGTGCAGACCGAAGGGGTCAATACGGGCGGCGGCTTCCTGGTGCCCGACGAAATGGAGAACACGATCATCAACCTGCGGGAGCAATACGGCAACGCCCGCCGCAACGCCCGCATTCACCCCATGACCAGCGACCACACGGTGATCCCGCGTCGCACCGGCGGCGTGACGGCGTATTTCGTCGGCGAGACGGACAGCATCACCGCCTCGGACAAATCCTGGAACCAGGTCGAGCTCACGGCCAAAAAGCTCGGGGCCCTGACGCGGATGTCCAGCGACCTGAGCGAGGACGCCGTGATCAACCTCGCCGACGATCTGGCCGACGAGATGGCCCTGGCGTTCGCGACCAAAGAGGACCAGTGCGCGATCGACGGGGACGGGACGAGCACGTACGGCGGCATGGTCGGCATCCGCAGCAAGATGATCGACGGCAGCCACAGCTACTCCTACCACGATTTCAGCTCGTCCATGGACAACTGGTCGGAGGTCACCGACGCGGCACTGATGGCGCTGATGGCCAAGCTGCCGCTCTATGCCCGGCGCGGCGCCAAGTGGCACTGCTCACCGCAGGCCAAGGTCGCCTGTTTCGATCGTCTGATCCTGGCCGCCGGCGGCGCGACGATGCGCGAGCGGGTCGACGGGGTCTACAAGCCGCAGTACATGGGCTATCCCATCGAAGAGTGGCCGGCGATGCCCGGCAGCGACGCCAGCGCGGCGCTGAACAACAAAATCATGTTCTTCTTCGGCAACTACGCCATGGCCGCCACGCTCGGCAGCCGTCGCGGGATCACCATCAAACGGTCTGAGGAGCGGTACATCGAGTACGACCAGATCGCGATCCAGGCGACGGAGCGCTTCTGCATCGTCAACCACGACATTGGCGACGATAGCAGCTACGGCCCGGTGATCGGCGGACTGGGCGGCAGCTAAGAGACGCCGTGCCCCGTGACCCGAGCAAGAGAGCACGGGCCACGAATCACGAACCATGAAACCGAAAGGAGTTCGATATGAAACCTGCAGTGAAAGTAATTCCCCTGTTCGAGGGTCAGACGATGACCTCGGCGGGCACGGTATTCGACGCGCTCGATACGAAGGGTTTCGACCATTGCGTCATTGCCCTGATCGCGGGCACCGGTGACGCTGCCTCCACGGCGGTCGACACGCTGCGCGTCTGCGAGAGCGATACCGACCCGACGGCCTATACCGACGGTACGGCCGTCACGCAGTTCGTTGGAGCGGCGGCGACGAGTACGTCGGCCGGATTCGTTCTGCCGGCGCTGTCCAGCACCGTGCAGAACGTCTACCAGATGGAGATCGACCTCAAGGGCCGCAAGCGCTACCTCGGCCTGAACTTCGCCCCGGAAAATCAGACCGTGGGCGTGGCCTGCGTGGGCATTCTGATGCGCCCCGCCGACGGGGCGGATATCGCTACCGTCGCGACGGGCACGGCCGGTCTGCGACTGTTGCAGCGCGGGTAAGAGCCCGCACGCAAAACGAACCGTTCATCCGGCCGGGTGCCGCGAGGCCCCGGTCGGATGAACATAACCACGATGAACGGGAAGGAAACGATGGATACATTCAGTCTACAGGAACGAATCAAGGCAATTCCGTATTGGTATCACAAGATCGAACTGCCCGGCGGGATTGTGACGCCGGGTTGGGCCCCGATCCACGCCGAGCGCTATTGCGTGCCGGCCGACCTGAGCGGGATGCGCGTCCTGGATATCGGCGCGTGGGACGGGTACTGGACGTTCGAAGCCCTCAAACGCGGGGCGCGCGAGGCCGTCGCTATCGACGATTTCTCCGATACGTGCGGGACGCCTATCCCCCGCCGCGGCTGGGAGACGTTCGATCTATGTCGTGAGGCGTTGGGCTTCGACGTGCCCGGTGACGACGGATGGACGAACGAGGCGCAAACGCAACGCGTCGAACGCAGCACGTTGTCCGTATACGACATCAGCGAAAAGACACTGGGGCGGTTCGATCTCGTCTTCTTCTTTGGGACGATCTACCACTGCCAGCATCCGTTTCTGGCGCTGCAGAAAATCGCCGAGGTGTGCGACGGGGCCCTCTACGTGGAAACGGCCAGCCTGGACGAAGCCAGCCCCTACCGTGGGGGTGTGGGCCATGGTTACGTTAACAATGACCGGGTGATGGAATTCTACCCACGCGCCGAATACTGCGAGAATCCGACGAACTGGTGGGCCCCGACGCTGGAATGTCTCGGCGCGATGATGGAAACCGTCGGTTTCCACGACGTCGAGGCGTGGCCGATGGTCGAAGGCCCGGAGCAAATTGAAGAATGTCGCGGCTTTGCCAGCGGGACCAAGAATTCCGAGATCTGCCCGGCCCGCCATCCGGTAGACATACCGACGGCGACGCCCATGCCGCAGGCCAAGGTCGCGGCGGTGATGAGCGTGCCGCGACTGGGGTTTATGGACAACTTTACCTGCATCACGGAATCCCTGCATGCCCTGCGGATCCCGCTGATCAGCATTCAAGGGGCCTTCTGGGGCCAATGCCTCGAACGCGGGCTCCAGCAATTGATCGACAGCGGGATCGATATCATCGTGACCATCGATTACGACACCGTATTCTCGGTCAACGAATTGCAGCAGGTGCTGCGCCTGGCCCTGCAGCATCCGGAAGCGGCGGCAATCGTGCCGGTGCAAAAGGGTCGCGGCAAGTTTCCGCTGCTAATGAGTATGAAGACGCGCAGCGGCACCGTGCGCAACGGCATCCCCGTCACCGAGCTCGAAGCCGAGACCGTTCCCATCGCCTCCGGTCATTTCGGTCTGACGGCGTTGCGGGTCGAGCACCTGCTGGATATCCCCCACCCGTGGTACTGGGACCAGCCTAACGGCGACGGCATGTGGGGACCGGGGCGGGTCGATGCGGACATCTACTTTTGGAAGAAACTGGAAGAATACCACAAGCTCGCCCTGCTGGCCTGCCGTGTTTCCGTCGGCCATATCGAGGCCATGATCAATTGGCCCAACCGGTCGATGGAGTCCATCTATCAACACACCACCGACTATGGCCACCACGGCAAGCCGCAGGATGCCTGGCAATAGAAAGGAGTCCCATGAAACAGAAAACGACCAACGTACGGCTGACGAAGCGCTGGAGTGATTTTGTTCCCGGCGACGTCGTGACGCTGCCGGCCGACAAGGCCAAACGCGTCGTCGCGAAAGGCTACGGCCGCACCGACAACAGCGCCGAGGCCGCCCGCCGCGCCGTGATCGAGGTGCGGGGCGGGCCGCCGATCCGGCCGCCGGCGGTCGAGACGGCCATGCGGCCGCCGCGCGGCGAGCGGGCGGTGCGGACACCGACGCCCGCCGACAAGCCAGCACCGCCGGAGCTCGAGCGCGACGACGAGCCTGAAACACCGGACGGCGACGCCGAGAATCCCGCAGATTCGGCAGATTCCGAATCGGGACGCAACGAACCGAACACGCCGACATCGACCGTCGATACGCGGCGCGGACGCAGGAAGGCAGGTAACTGATGGCGATCACAACGAACACCGTAGAATTGTCACCGCTCTGCCACGGCACGACGACGAGTCGCTGGAAAGTCAACGCCAGCAGTGCCGACGCCAGTGCGTGCGAGACCGTCAAGGCGGCGCCCGGCAGCGGCTATGAATTGGTGGTGCGGCGGCTGGTTCTGAGTATCGGCGGGTCCGCGACCGTCAATATCGGCGCCGGGGAAGAATCCAGTGCGTGCAAACGCGTGCTGCTCGGTCCCTTGGGCGGTTCGGCGATGACGATTCCTCTGGATTTCGGTGAACGGGGCCTGGTGCTGGACCCCAACGCGGCGCTGACCATCGATGCCAGCGGCGCGGCGACCGTTTGGGTGTACGCCGAAGGAATCACACGCGTAGCCGACACCGAAGGCGTTCCGTCCTCGAGCCCGTCGGCTTCGATTAGCAGCAGCCCGTCGGCTTCGATTAGCAGCAGCCCGTCGGCTTCGGTTAGCAGCAGCCCATCGTAACGGAGCGACCATGACGACGCGGGTGCGGACAACGAAACGACAGGAGACCCTAACGGACGTGCTGGTCGCACGCGGCTTCCGCTGCGATTGGCCGGTCCCGCGTGTCACGAACGACGAGCCACGGACGGCAACCCACGAACCGCGAAGTACGAAAGGAAAGAAACGAAACCATGGCTGATGTCAGTGTGATTATCCCGGGGCGCAAGGAAGAATTCTTTGCCAAAACGGTAGAGAGCATTCTCGGCGCGATGCGGGGCGATACCGAAATTATCGCCGTGATCGACGGCGAGCACGACGGACCGCCGTTGCCCCAGGACCCGCGCGTGCGCGTGATCGAAAACGCCACGCCGCAGGGCCAGCGTCAATCGGTCAATATCGGCGTCCGGGCCAGCCGGGCTGAGTTTATTCTAAAGACCGATGCACACTCGATGCTCGACGAGGGATTCGACGTCAAGCTCGCGGCCGATTGTGAATACGACTGGACGGTCATCCCGCGCATGTATAACCTGCACGCCTACGATCTCGTCTGTCAAGAGTGTGGCTATCGGCTGAACAACCATCGCGGCGGCGAGAGTTGTCCGCACTGCAACGCCCCGGCCGATCAGTTCGAACGGCAGATCATCTGGCAGCCCAAACGGAACAAGAAGACCGATTGGATGTATTTCCGCGCGCCGGACTGCAAAGACAAACCGTTGCGGGTCCAGTATTACGGCAACAAGGACCATATCTGCGTGCGCTGCGGCTATCACCACGACAATCGGGGCGCCCGCGAGAAGTGCCAGAAATGCGGACATACCGAGTTTACCAAAGAACTGGCCTATCCGGAGGCGTTCAAGATCCATCGCCGCTGGGCCAAGCGGCAGGGCGAGATCGCCGATGTCATGTGCGGCCAGGGCGCCTGCTGGTTCCTGCACCGGCAGCGCTATTGGGATCTCGGCGGCCTCGACGAAGCGCACGGTAGCTGGGGACAGATGGGCGTCGAGATCGCTTGCAAGGCGTGGCTGTCCGGCGGCCGGCACGTGGTCAATCGCAAGACGTGGTTCGCCCATTTCTTCCGCTGCGGCGACGGCCCGCACTTCCCCTATAAAATCAGTGGCAAAAGCCAAGAGGCGGCACGCCGCTACAGCCTCGATTTCTGGACGAGCGGACAATGGGATAAGCAGGTCCGCCCGCTGCAATGGATTGCCGAGAAGTTCTGGCCGGTGCCGACCTGGGACAAACCAGAGACGAAGCCAGAGTTGCGCATTGAGGCCGAGGCGACACCGAAGCTCAACGCGACCACGCCATCGCCTGTATTCGATTCGCAATCCGCAATCGGCGATCCGCAATCCTGCCCCATCGTCTCGGTTTTGATCCCGGCCCGCAATGAGCCGTATCTGGTGCAGACGATAGAGGACTTGATCCACAATCTGCACGAACCGTTCGAAGTTCTGGTCGGCCTCGACGGCGAGCAGGACCCTGGCAAGACTGATCGAGCGGCGCTGGACGCGATCCACGATCCTCGTGTTGTGGTGCACGAGTCGGGCGAGCGGATCGGGATGCGCCCGATGATCAACCGCTTAGCCCGGCGAGCAAAAGGTCGCTTTTTGCTCAAGCTCGACGCCCACTGCGCCATCGCGCCGGGGATGGACACCGAACTGATCGCGGCCTGGAAACCCGGCGGCGCCGTCGTGCCGCACCGCTACGATCTGGACACGCAGACGTGGCAGAAGCGAACCGCCAGCCGGACCGATTGTCGCCGCCTGACGCACGTCAGCGAGGACGGCGTCGGTCTGCGGGCGTTGGACTGGCCGGAGTATTCGGCCGCCCACGCCGACGAAGAGATCAGCGAGACCATGGCCTGCTCGGGCTCCTGCTGGCTGTTGGAGCGGGACTTGTTTGCGCAGTTCGGCGGCTGGGACGAGCAGCACGGCACGTTCGGCCAGGAAGGGTGTGAGCTGGCGTGCAAGATCTGGCTGTCCGGTGGGAAACTGCGGATCAACAAGCGGACGTGGTACGCCCACTGGAATCGCGGCAAGAGTACGTACAGCCTCGGCGCTCACGAGAAGAGACGATCGATCGAGCGCAGTCACGAACTCTGGCTGGGCAACCAGTGGTATTACCAGAAATACGACTTTACCTGGCTGCTGGAGAAGTTCCAGCCCCCCGGCTGGCCGCCGGTCGAACCGCCGGAGCCCATGCCGATGATTCGCATGGGGGGGCCGTGTAAGCCCTGGCGTGGCGTGAGCATTGGGCAATTATGGAAACACCGTTTGGGGATCAGTGAGCCGAGCAAGCTGCATCGCCTGGCGATCTTCTGGGACGTCTTCGAAGAATTTGTCCGGGCCGGCCTCGCAGAACAGACGGACATCGCGGCGCACGGTCGCTACCGCCAATATCTGATCAGTCACCTCAAGCGCACCGGTCTGCGGCGACCGACGCGGCGCGAGGAAAAGCACGTCGACAAGAAGATCGCCGACGCGATCCGTTTGATCCGCAATATCAAAGAGGAAGGATTCAAGGCACCGTTGGAGTTTTACCGCGAGCTCGAGGGTAAGCGGATGATCCTGTGGAAAGGCTACCGCCGCCTGGTGATCGCTCACGTCCTGGGCATCAAGAAAGTGCCGCTGCGCAGTCTATTCGACCGACGCACCGCCGGCCAGCGCAGTCCGCAGAATAACATGGTCCGACTGCGGTATCCCCCCGACGATCGCGGCCGACGGCTGGCACAAACGCAGTTTCAACGTTGGGGCGCGCGCAGTACCGACAAGTACTTCGTCCACGATTACATCGAATGGTACGACCGCTATTTCCCCGAGATGGCCGCCCGCTGCCGTCGTTTCCTCGAGGTCGGTCTGGCGCGTGGGGCGTCGCTGGCCTTGTGGCGGGACTATTTTCCCAAGGCCGAGCTTATCGGCGCCGAGATCGATCCAAAGCGTTGGCAGAAGTACGCCGCAAATCTGCCGCACACGAAAATCCTGCTCGGCGACGAGACGAAACCGGATTTCCTGCAGCAACTTGCCACCGCCGGGCCCTACGACATCATCATCGACGACGCCGATCACGATCCGGCCAAACAGGCGGCCGTGTTTACAGCCCTCTGGCCGTCCGTGCGGGACTATGGCTGGTACGTGATCGAGGATATCTATCGATCCTTCGGCGACAATGATCGGGGCCGCTGTCTGCCGGAGAATCTCGAAGCCGGTGTGTTCGCCGAACATCACGGCGGCGTCGGGGCCGGCGAGATTGCCGAGATCCACTGGCACCTCAATATCGTTTTCATTCGCAAGGGGGTGCGACCGCGATGAACGATTTGACCATCCTCTATTACAGTGACAACAGCCTGCCGGACGCATTCGCCGCCGCCGTACGCGGCACGTTGGCGACGGCCGCCGAGATCGGCGGCGGGATCCCCATCGTCAGCGTTACGCAGAAGCCCATCCAATTCGGATACAACTTCTTGCACAACCCTGTCGAGCGGTCGTACCGAGCCATCCTCGAGCAGATTCGCACCGGCTGCTGGGTCTGCGGGACCGAGTTCGTGGCGCTCTGCGAGCACGACGTGATTTATCCGCCCGAGCATTTCACTCTGCGGCCCGTGCCCGGCTATGACGTAGTCTTCGACCAGAACCGCCATCGCGCCCTGCTCGATCGCGGCGTCTATACGCCCAACGTCGGCGGGCGCTCGATGCAGTTGGTGATCGCGCGACGTACGGCGTTGATCGGCGATCTCGATCGCAAGCTGCGGATCTGCGGCGCGGCCGACGCCGACTATCATGGCTGTTTCGAACCGGGCAAAGGCGACGTCGCCCGCGGCATCCCGCCGCTCGACTACGAGCGACAGTGGGCCGGCGGGCCGGGGATTCTCGATCTGTGCAATCACGGCGGCAACTACGCTCCGCGCAAGCCCGCCCATCCGGACCGCGATGTGACGACGCTGGCGCCCTGGGGGGCGATCGCCGAGCTCGCCGAGCGCTATCACATTGATCTGCCGCGAAAGGAGGCCGCCGTATGATGGACTACACCGTCGCGACCGCCCCGACCCACGAACCGGTCAGTCTGGCCGAGACGAAACGGCACCTGCGCGTCACCGACAGCGACAACGACACGACGATCAAGACCATGATCGCCGCCGCCCGCCGTTGGTGTGAGGAGTACCAGCACCGCACGTATTGTTATCAGACGCTAACCGTAAAGGCCGACAACGTCGCGAACCTGATGAAGCTGCCCGCCCCGCCGCTGCTGGGCGTCGACAGCATTGTGTATACCGACACCAACGGCTCGTCGCAGACTATCAGCTCTACGATCTACGACGTGGACACGACCTCGCTGCCCGGCCGGATCACACTGGCGTACAACCAGGCCTGGCCCAGCGACGTTCGCGGCGACCATCATTGCGTAACCATTACCGCCAAGGTCGGCTATGCCGCGACGTTCACGGCGACACCGGCCGCCGATACACTGACCGTCAGCGGCCATCATTTCGAGGTCAACGATTTCGTCCACGTCTACACGTCGGCCGCCGATCTGCCCGACGGCCTGACGGTGGCGACCGATTACTACGTTACCAGCGTATCGGGCGCGGCGATCCAACTGGCGACGACCGAGGGCGGCACGGCCGTGACGATCAGTGATGCCGGGACGGGCACGCACTATATCGACGCGATCCCGCGCGATGTCAAGCACGCGATCCTGATGCTGGTGGCCGACCTTTACGATCAGCGGCGCAGCTTCGTCGAAGGCCAGGCGCATGCGGTCCCCTATGGCGTCAAGGACTTGTTGGCGGCGGGGAGGATGTTCAACGTATGATCGATCCCGGCAAAATGCGGCATTATATCGCCCTACAGCACTGGGCCGAGACGCGGACCGCCAGCGGCTACGCGACGCAGACCTACACGACCTACGCCAGCGTCTGGGCCTATATCCGCACGCTCAGCGGCCGCGAGCGGCTCGGGGCCCAGCAGGTCAACGCGACGCTCAGTCACGAGATCACGATTTACTACCGTAGCGATGTGCAACCCGACGACCGGATCGTTTGGGACGGTCGTTATTTCGATATCAAGGACGTGCGCAATGTCGACGAACGCAACATCGAGATTCGCATGCTGGCCGTCGAGGTCGTCACGCAGGGGCCGTCGGCGTCGCCCAGTCCGTCGGCGTCCGTCAGCAGTAGTGCCAGTTGAGGAGACGTATGAAAGCAGGATTCGTCATTGAAGGGGCAAAAGAGCTGGAGCGCAACCTCGCGACGCTGGAGAAGCGCATCCAGAAAAAGGTGGTGCGTCAGGCCGTGCGCGCCGGCCAAAAACCGTTACTGGCCCGGGCCAAGGCGAACGC